CATTAAATACAATATCATCTCCTATTTCATAACCTGTACCACCACTATCTACAAAAAAGTTTTGTAAACTACCACGACCTATACTATCAACACTAAGCAGTGAACCCTCACCACCACCTGTTAATGATACTACATCACCGGCAGTATATAATGATCCGTCATTTGTAATAGTTACAGCTTGAGGAATACCTGTTACTGTTGCTTTAATAAAAAAATCTTCATCATCTGAGGATGTTCCTCTTAAAACTTCTCCTACTTGAAAAGTGCTTACAGCGTATGTGTCAGAATTTAAAACAAACTCTGTTACTTCATTTTCACCTATTTGAAACTTAAATACGTTTTCAATAATTGCTGTGGCACCTGAAGTTTCACCAGTTATTGTTCTACCCACTAAAAGAGAAGTATCGCCTGAAGTTAATTGACCAGTTGTTTGTATGGCTCTTAAAATTAATTGAGAATCCCATTGACCATCAGAAGCTCTTAACATTTGATCTCTAGGATAAATGACCTCTGATTCTAAATTAAATAATAGTTTAAAAAATAATTCATGTCCTCTATTTGTACCTTTTGATCTATATAGAGATTTAATATTTTTAATTAGTTTTCTTTTGTCAACACCTTCGTCTAAAGAATTTGGTAAAGTATTTAAAAACTCATTTCTAAATTTTGTTAAGAAGTTTGAAATTGTTTTATCAGGATCACGAAAACTTAATAACTCTTGTATGTTGTTTACAGGATTAGGTTTGTAATTATTAATTACGGCACTAGCACTAGATGAATTACCTGTAATAGTTTCTCCGTCTTTAAATTTGTTTTGTGCTGATATGAATAATCTACCATTAGATAAGTCTTCAGCTAATATAGTTGCTGTTGCTTTTGAAGTAGAACCTGTTACAGTTTCACCTCTTGTAAATTTACCAAAAGAGGAACTTTCTAAAAGTATTTTATCACCAGCGTCTAGTTGTGTTCTATCTGTATCTATACGAGATCCATTTAAAAGCAATTCGCTAGATTGAGCTGTTTCTGTTTCTAGTGATATACCATCTGTTGTTTGAACCGAAGTAACGTGTAACTCGGCAGATTCCATAAACGTGTAATACGTTTTTAGAAACTCTAAAAATTTAGGATGTTGTTCTAATACAAACTCGGGAGCTTGTTGATTTATAAGACTTGATATTTTGTCTTTGAAAGTGGCCATTAGTAACTACTTGTTGTTGTATAACCTACACCAGCGTCTGCTGACCCTCCTACAAAAGTATCTGCTTGAACTGTTATAGATGAATTGGCTGTGTCTATTTCTAAAATTTGATCTCTTACAGGAACTACATCATTTGAACTTGGTTGAACTGTTAACTCAATCACTGTTGAAGCAGCGCCTCTAATATTTTCTATAACAGATACGTTTAATGAATTTATCGTAACCTGACCTGTTGAATAATCTATTGTACCTTGTGTACTGTTTACATATGTTCTAACAGCACCTACAAAATAATATCTTCTTACATTACCTTGACCATCATCATCAAGGAAATAAACGTTAGTTGTATCACCTTCTACTTTAAAACCAGTTGACTCTAAAATACCACCACTTGAACTGTTATGTCCTGAGTGTGGGTTATATAAACCATTTCTAAAGTAAACATCATATCTAGTTGATGAACCTATTGTTGGTGTAAAATCTTTTCTAATTTTTAAAGTTGTTATGTTTGATAAAATAGAACTATCCGTATCATCAATTAATTGTACAACTTTTGAATATCTAAACACACTATCAAATTTTTGTAAAGTGTTTGTATCGTAATTAGTTAAAGATGATAGTACCTCTGATCTTAAAGTAGTAGCTGATTTAGTTGTTGCTTTTTCATCATACTTAACAGTTGATGTTAAAAGAATTGATGTAGTTTCAGGATCAACAATCTCTGGTCTTACAGAAGCAACATTAAATTTTCTTAATCGTGTAACTATATCATTTTTAGTAGCGTCTGTTAAAGTAGAACCTGAAGCTGCCTTAATGGCAATTTTAACTACACCGTAAATCGGTGTTTCGTCATCTTCGCCACCCCATGCTGATACTGATTGAGCATTAGGATATAATTCTAATACTTTTGTTTCGTAATCACTTGTTGTAACCGCTCTATCTTGTGCTGAGTATTGTAATGGAGCATTATATCTTATTGACTCTTTTGTTTGAGCTTCTGAACCACCTTGAGCAGCTGCTGATGTTGTAATACTTACATCTGTAAATGTATCTATAGAACCTGAAAGAGCAAATGTGCTAGCACCGTTGGCCTCTGTTTTGTTTGTAACAACATATTCCATAATTACAATATTACCATCATCTAATTTTTTACCAACAACACCATCACCAAAATAAACTTCAAATTTACCGTCTTCAGCTTCTTGTAAAAAATATACTTTTGATGTACTATCTAAACTTGTTAGACCTGAAGCTAAAGTATAGGTAGCAGTTGTTGTGTCTGTTGATGAATTTTGTACTTGAATTTTTAAAGTAGATGTGTCAGCATTATTATTTGAAATTATAAATCTTTGGTCAACATCTGTACTATCAACTGTATATTTAAATGTTACAAGTGTACCTTCAAAAACAGATATGCCTGAAAATTTATAAACACCATCTATCGGGTTTACTGTATGTGAAGCATTTGTTAAAAACTGATAAGAAGTGCCACCAATTGAAGATGTAAACACTGTACCTTTGTCCATAGTTATAGAAGAACCTGAGGCATTGTTAATTAAAATATCTATTGTAGCTTCTGGTGCTTTTGCTGATGTTGGTGTGTAACCTAACATCTTAGCTATTGAAACTATATTTTTTCTTATGTCAGCACTATCAAGGTACATTTCATTTGCTAACATATTAGCATTAAATCCAAGATAGTGTGTATTGTATGCCAATAAATCTAAAAGTATGGCAAAACCAGAACCTTCAAAGTCATAGTCTTGGAACTCTGATTGATTTTGTAAAAATGTTTTAAGATTTGACTTTATATCGTCAAAATCCAATTCTGATACTTCTAATTTATTGCTGGCCATTTTATCTTAATCTCTCTAAAAATGTTTCTACTGTTACAGGAGTTACTACGCCTATAACTAAAAAAACAATAGTTAATTTGTAACTATTTCTATCTATATCAGGATTTGCTACAATTTGTATTAGTTTAATCCTTGGTTCAAAATTTAATAAAACTTCTTCAACTTTTCTTTGTAAATTTAAAGCAGTTAAAGGTGTTACTGGTTCAAATAACATTGATCTCACATTACCACCTAATTCAGGATGAAAAGGTCTCTCAAAGTGGTTAGATTGAATTAAATTACGAACCGATCTTTTTACAGCCTCAACATCTGTTAATTTATTAACGTCATGTGTTACAGTGTTACGACCAAAATCTAAATCTAAGTCTTTATAAATTCTAGTAGCTCTTTTACTATTGTTTGATACGTTTTCTGTACTATAACTGGCCATGCTAATATTTATACAGATTATCCAGCAAAAACGTTAGAACTTCCTGTGGAAGCAGCATTAGGTACCCAACTACCATGACCACCGGTAGAGTCGCCTACTCTGTGAATAGGTATACCATTAACTTTGACTGTAGAACTACCAGCAGTAGCAGGATCGCCACAAGACGTACTATCTCCTACACGAATTGAAGCGGCGCTGTTAATATTAACGTTTGGTGATCCACCGGCGTAAGCCGTTTGATGAAAAGGGTTAGGCGTAGGACTAGCGTGTCCTACATGAACATCTAAACCTGATCTAACACATGCTGGCATTATTTTCCTTGTGAGTTGTAAACTTTAAACGATCTTTTCTTATGTTTGTTCATAGAACTCAATTTCACACCTTTTCTATTTCCTTGTGAAGTCTTTTTAGGCATTCTTTCATGTCCTATAAACGATTTTGCTAATTTAGCCATTATCTACCTATCTTCTTTTTTCTACCAAGTGGTAATTGTATAGAACTTACAATTTTTTTGCCTTTTTTACTAATATATTCAAATCCTACGAGTTGATTCTTAAAATTTTCTTGTATTGACTTGACGGCCTTCTTAAAACTTGTATTTTCTTTTTTTTCTTCTTTTCCTTCTTCATTCCAAAATAGGAATTCTCTCATTTTTGCCATTTTATAGTTTTCCTTTACTTTTTTATATTTATGCTCAAAAATTACAACTAAAATATGCTTCAGTGCTCTCTAAATCTAAAGTTTTCTTGTCTGATTCGTCTTTTTTAGTTATTTCCACTTCAACTTTAGGTTTTACTTTACAATTTTCAACATTTTTACTACATGATGTGAACAAAACCAGAACAAACACTAAAATTAACGATATTTTTACATTTTTTTTCATTTTTTTTGCTTTTTTTGCTTGACTTTTATGTATTTATCTGGTATATTGGACGAGTAATGACAACAAAAACAAAGGAAAACACTATGAACAAAAAAAACAACAAAACTAAAAAGTTTTATGAATATATGACAATAGGTATGGCTACTGTAGGTACTTTGTCAATGGTATCAGCTGTTGGTGCTATAGAAACTAATCAGTGGTTACTAGGTGGTTCAGCAACAATGTTAGGTATCGCTAGTTACGCTTTATCGTTATACTCTCAAATCTTATATTCGGAGGCACAATAATGATTACAGTAAATAAAACAGCAAAAACCTTAAATGAAGGTATTATGAATATGACTAACGCTATGACCGAAGATTATGGTAGGAACTTTGGTTCTAGTGATAATAAAGAAGTAAAAGAAAAAATGTGGAAAGAATATGCTTCCGCTTTTTCTATTAAAACTGGTCAAAAGTTTATTAAAGTTGTAAACGGTGGTGGTGTTAAAGCTTTTATCGTTATGAAAGATTTTAGTAGATTTAAAAAAGGTGATATATTAAAAGCTGCTGGTTGGAGAGCACCTGCTCTTAATCAAGCTAGAGGTAATGTACTTGATGGTAATTATGCTATTCAATGGACAGGACCATTATATTTAAGATAAGGAGAAACTATGTTATTAGCAGATAAAGTTATGAATACTGATTACTACCAAAAACTAAAAAGAACAGGTAATAATATTGCCAAAAAATACTTATCAACTCATTATGAGTGTAGTATTGCCAAAGGTATACCTATGAAGTATCTACCTTTGTTTAAAGAGTTTAGTTTAAAAGTAAAAGGTTTAAGAATAAGATATAGAGGCAAATCAAAACCAGGTTATAGACGAGTATCATCTTTTTGTCATATGGCTTACGCTGATACATTTGCCATTTACAAAAAATGAAAATAGATTTTTATTTAAAGTGGATTGCCA